TTTCCAAATAATCGGCGTCGAAGCGAACGGGGGTGTCGAAGAGAAAACCAGCCGTCACCTGCGCTCCCGGAGCGGGAATGCTCGATGGCGCGAAAGCGATCATTCCTGTGGTCGCATCGAGAGTGAATGGACTCCTGGCGACCGCTCGACGCCGTCAACCGCGACGCGCACGCTGCCATCGACAGGTTTTGAGATGATTCGAGCATAAGGCGCGAACGAGCTTCCATAGGTCTTCGTCAATTGAAAGCTTGCCGTCGAACCATCGCCAACGCCGATGAGCTGGTCCTCGGGGCCGGGCGGCGCAAATTGCGAATTCGAACAATAATCCGCGCGATCGCGCCACCGGAAGCCATAAAGCCTGCCTCGCCGCTCCTCGAAAAATTCGATCACCTGCGCCAGTTGCGCGAGCGACTTCACCCCATAGCCCGCCTCATAGCGGCGCCGCGAATGCGCCCAGCGCTGATTGCGCGCTTCGCGATTCGAGCCGAGCGCGACGATATCCGTTCGCCGCTCCGGTCCGCCGCGCCCGTGTATCGAGACGTCGAGCGGAAAGCGCACTTCATGGAAATCCGTCATGACCGATCCTGGCTCGCCGCGCTTTACAGGCTGCGCTGGCCGCGCGCGACGGCCCGCGCCAATGCGCCAGTGATTTGGGCTTCGGAGCGTTTGAAGCTTTCAACATCCTGCGCTGCGATGTTCACCGTCACCGCGATGGGCCGCTGCTGCCCCTGCGCCGCAACGCCCAGCCTGCCATCGGGTCCCCGCGCTAAAGGCATAATGGCTTCCGCGCCGCGCTCGCCCATGAGTCCCACCGAACCGCCCGCGCTGAAGAAGGTGGGGCTTGCGATCACTCCGCCGTCGGCGAATTGCTGCACCGGCCCTTCTGAGCCGGTAAAGTTCGAAAACATCGAACCGAGCGAATCGACGAGTCCTTGCGCGAGCGATTTTGCTCCCGCGCGCAATGCGATCTTCGCCAGAGACTGGGCGATCGACGCGAGCGCATCGTTGAAGCTCCTGCCGCTCGACGCCGCGCTGGCGAATCCCGAGGCGAGAGACTTCGACACATTGCCGGCGGAGGCGTTGATCTGATCGAGCAGCGTTTTCATCGCGCTCAGATCCTGAACATGGAACGGCGCTCCCGCCAAAGGCTGATTGAAAACATCTGGAAAATTCGTCACCGGTCGTTGCGCGTCGGCCATCGTCAATGTCCTTCATCTGGATAAGAGCGCATCAGTTCTTCGAGAACGGCGCGTGACGGCGCTGAACGTCTTGCGCCAAAAGCGCCGTCCATCGCCGCGGCCAGCTCCCGCGGCGTCATGGACCAGAACGCATGCGGAGAAAGCCGCAGGACGCCGAAGCCAAAAGCCATGGATCGTGTCCACGGGAAGGCCGCGCGCGGGGAGGACGCGCGCGGCTTTTTTCCTAGCTTTGCTTCAAAACGTCCTGCGGCGGCGGAGGGTTTGCGGGCTCGCTTCTTGTCGGCTCAACCTCGCCGAACGTCGCGGCGAGGAGGTCCGCCGCGATTTTCACATAGGCCGCAAGGCCCCCCGGTATTTTCATGGCGGCGACCTCTTCGTCGCTGATTGCGTGTCCGGCCCCTCTTAGTCCGCAACCGATGATGCGCAAAATATCTCGCGCCGAGAGCCTGCTGGATTCGAAGCGCTCCGCAAGGCCCACAAGATCATTTGCGCCAAAACCGCTTTCCAGTTCGGCGAGCGCGCCGAGCGTCAGGCAAAGCGCATAGCGCTTTCCGTCAATCTCGGCCTCGATTTCGCCTCGTCGATGATTCGCCACGAGTGATCTCCTTTAGGCAAAGTTCAGAGCGCCTGCCGATTCGAGCGAAATGTCGAAGGTGAGTTCGGCGGCGTGCTCGCCGCGGTAATCGAGGCTCGAAATCTGAAACGCTCCGCTTATTACGCCGAAAGATGGAATGACGATCTGCCAATTCCGCAACAGGCCGTCGAAGAACAGCTGTCGCAGCAGCGCGTCGGACGCTTGGTCCTTAAAGATGCCTGTTCCTGAAATGCTGGCGCGCTTGACGCCGGCGCCGGCGAGCAACTCGCGCCAGCGTCCGGCCGACTCGGCGTCGGTCACGTCCACCGAGTCGGCGTTGAGCGCAAGACGGCGCGTTCGCAAGCCCGCGATTGTGACGAAATTGCCGGTCCCGTCATCCACCTTCAGCAGAAAATCTTTCCCCTTTTGAGCGGCCATTGATGAGCTCCGAAATGTTCAGGATAGAGAAGCGAAATCGCTAGGCGCTCTCGGTGGTCGCGCGGAAGCGTAAATTCACCCGGGCGAAGCGCCCGTTTTGTTCGCGGCGCGTCTCCATTGCGAGAAAGCGTAAATCTATGAGCGCATGGCCTTGCAAGACTAAAGGCGCTTCGTTCAGCAGATCGACGATTCTTTGTGCGATATCGGTCGCCTCGCGCACGCCTCGCTGCGTCGAATAGACGGAAAGAATTAGAAACTGCTCGGCTCCGGGCGAGAGTTGCGTGGACCAGTCGCGCAATTGAGCGTCGGCGAAGACCATGTATGGCGGCTCGACGCCGCGAGGCGTCTCGTCGTAGATTTTGTGACCGCCAAGCGCGGCCGTAAGGACGGCGTCGGCCGTAAGATGCGCAAGGATAGCCTTACGCAGCGCGACGATAGGCGAGTCGCTCATTGACGGCTCCTTAAGGCTTTATCTCTTCGCAATGGCAAATCAGAAAGGCCTTGCGCTCATCCGGATCGAAGACGGCGTGGATGCGCAGGCGCCGGGGTCCGAGCGCGAAACGCATTTCGCTTAAGACGCCGTTGCGCCAGCGGATGCGAACGATATGCGTGATCGACGATTCCTGTCGCGCCGCTTCGAAACGGCTTTCACCGTTTACGGGCGTCACTTGCGCCCACAAATCGGCAAGGGGCGCGTAGCTGCGCGTCATGGAGCCCGCATCGTCGATCACGTCGATCGGGGCTTCGAGCGTCACGCGTCGCCGCAACGAGCCAATCTCAGCCGCGCGGCTCATGTCAGCCTCTCGCGTCGGTAAGGAGCCGCCAGAGCCTTTACGGCGAGCGGCATCGCGTCGTTGGACGTTTGCGTGTCGCCGCGATGTTCATGCCATTGCGCAACAAGCATAAGTATGGCGCGGCGCAACGGTTCGGGAACATCGCTCGCATTGTCGCCATATCCGGCGACCACGTCGATCTCTATGCCGTCGTTTCTCCGGCCGGGCGCCGGCGGCTGCGACGTAAAAGTGAGTCTGGCGCGATCGTCGGCCGCCGGCGCGTGATAAGAGTTGGGCGCAACAATCTGCGCGACATCCGTCTTGTCAAAGACGCGGACGGCGGAGATTTGCCGAAAAGGAGCGAAGGGAATCGAAATAGCGAGCGGCGCGCGGCATTTCGATGACTGGGGCCAAGCGTCAAGCGTCATGCGCCAGTTCTGCGTAAGCAGCGATCTGCGCGTATAGGCTTCAATCGTGAGGCGCGCCGAGACGTTCAGAGCGGCCAGCAAATCGTCTTCGTCGTTTTCATCGATGCGCAGCCATTGCTTCGTCTCCGAAAGCGACACCGGCTCGATGGCCGGGCCGTTGAGAAGTGAGAGTCTCATATAGGCCGCCCCCAATTGCACGTTGACATTGGCGCGCGCGCAATATTGGCGCGCGCTCCATGAGCGAGAGAGATTTACGATGAAGACGCCTTTTTAGGCGGTCCCGAACTTCAGCAGTTTGATCGCTTCGAAGTCCTGCACGCCGCCGCCGACGCGCTTTGTCGTGTAGAACAGCACATAGGGTTTCGCGGAGTAGGGGTCGCGCAAAACGCGAATGCCGATGCGATCCACCACCACATAGCCGCGTTCGAAATCGCCGAAGGCGATCGAGAGACTGTCCGGCGCTGGGTCGGGCATGTCTTCGGCCTCGACGACAGGGAAATTCAACAGAGACGCTTGCGCGCCGGCGGTCGCCGGCGGCGCCCAGAGATATTCGCCGGTCGTGGTCTTGAACTGCCGGATCAAGGACTGCGTGCGCCGCCCCATCACGAATTTTCCGTTCTGACGGTAGCCAGCGCGCAGAGCATAGACGAGATTGAGCAACGTATCGGAGGGATTGGTTGCGGGGAAACCCCCGGCTGCGCCCGTCACAAGATATCCGATCTTGTCCCAGCTCCAGCTCGCATCCGCCACAGTCGCATAGGAAAGGAAGCCTCGCGGCTTGTTGACGCCGTCTCCGCTCACGAAGGCGGCGCCCTCCTGTTCCGCGAAGACGGTCTGAACTTCCTCGGCGATCCACTGCTCGATGTCGACGACGCTGTCGTCGAGCAAGGTTTGCGTCGCCGCCGGCATGGCGTAGAGCTCCATCGTCGGAAAGGTCAAGTCCGCGATCTGCTGATTGCCCGTTTGAGGACGCGGATCAGTTTCCGCGACCCAGCCTGCCGCCGGGCCCTGGAATGAATAAGCCTTCTTCAAAGAGTGGCCGGAAATTTCGCGCACGCTTGCAATAGAGCGAATGGGCGAAAGATGTGCGAGGCGACGCAGAATTTCACGCTCTGCGGGGACCGGCACGAGATAGCCGCCGTCGGCGCCGGAGCCGGCGGACATGGCTTTGGCCTCGAGCGCTTTAAGGCCGGAAGCTTCTCCGGCGCGCATGTAAAGATCGAATGCGGATTTGTGCTGAAGCGTTCCCGCGTCCGCATTCGCGTCCGATCGGCCGTCCATGCGGGGCCGCGCGAGGTCGAGATGGACACGATCAAGCCGGCGCTTCGTCTCGTCCAATGCGCGGTCGATGCGCGCGAGCTTTTCCTGCGTGATCGTATCGGCGGAGAGCTTGGTTTCGATCTGCGCCAGGCGCTCGTCATTCGCTTCCTTGAAGGCGGCGAAGGCGTGATTGAGATCGGCGATGATCTCATCGGCGGCGGCGGATTTCGTTTCGACGCATGACATGGAGATTGCCTCTTTGGTTTGTCAAATGTACGCAGGACGGCGTTCGGCGGCTGAGCGCCGCCGATTCAGGCGTCGAGCGAATGATGAAGCCGTCTGATCACTTCCAACCGCGTTCGACGGCGGCGGCGCGGGTGAAGGAAAGAAAAGCGAATGGCGTCCTATGACGCTCCAATTCGCTTTTGTTTAGTTGTGAAATTGGTCATTGCGAGCGCGTTCGGCGGCGTCGCCACATTAAAGCAGTCCATCATCGCCAATCGCTACGCGCCTCACTGAAGGCGGGAGCGGAAATCCTAGGCCTTTGTCGACTTCGGTCCATCACAGTTTGCGACAACCTTCCGGGCGTTGGAAATAGAGTCCCGCGCCGGCTTTCATGAAAGCCAGCGATAGGGCTTGCACGCTGTCCGCACCGCCTGCAAAGCTACGGCGAGCGCCGGAAGGCCAGTCGATGGCGTAATTGCAACGCCAGTTTCCGGCGTCGTTTTCAGGTCGATAGAAGCTCACCGTCACTCCTGCGGGGCCGGCGTCTGTTTCGCAATACAGAACTCTCTGAGCGACAACCGCGGGGGATATGACCATTGGCCGTCTCCAAATTAATCCTGAAACGGAAGAATCGGGCCTCCGCCGATGCAAGCGGCCATAGGATCTGCGGCGCTCGCCCAATCGTTCGCGCGTTGAATTTTCGAATCAAGCGCGCGACAGATTGCGCTGTCTGACTCATAGAGCTGATCGCAATTCAGCCAGCCGACGTCGGCGGGATATTCGTATCTGGCTCCAGGTCTCTTTCCTAAATCTCGACTTGTAGATGATGATGAAGCGCCCTGTCGCCCCCTCGTCCATCGACCGGCCTCTCTCGAACCGGCGGAAAGGCGCGGCTGGGCAGGCGAATAGCGGCGCTCGAGCGCATGAGACAAAAGCCGCAGTTTGGTTTCGAACCTCTCTGCGGCGCGATGGGCCTTAATCCGCGTCAGCTTCATGCTCAAGACGTCCATCGTGACCGGCCGGGCCAGTCGCCGCCGTTTCACAGTTTCGATGCGGGCCTGCTGCAACATGGGAAAAGTCACGATGGAGATTTCCCACAGGTCCACTTCGAGCAGACGCCGCACGCCGCTTTGCTTGTCGGTTGAGGCGCGTTTCGTGCGAAAGCCGATGGACAGGCCGTCCACGGCGCCGCTGCGCAAGAGCGAAAGCGCCTCGCGCGCCCGAGCGACGGAGAGATCGAGACGTCCCTTGACCCGCAGTCCGCGCAGATCTTCGACGATCTCGCTCCAGACGCCGATCGGCTCGGGAAATGCTGCAAATATGTACGATCAGCTATCGGAGGGTCGACGCCGCATCTTCATTACCTCCGAAAATCGCTTTGTCGAGAAATCATTTCCAATAAGTCCATTTTCGAAAACCGCTCCCCTGATGAAGTCAAGTGAACGTAGGTGCTTGGGATATCGTCCAGCAAACTATTTTCCACTTTCAAACCGTTGAGCGTTTCCAAATAAGCTAGGACATATTTCGCATCGATCACCAGGCCCGGAAAAGTAGAGCGCTCCAGATCCATAGGAGCGCCTTTCAACTCTTCGATTGCTTCGCGATCACGACCGAGAAAGTGTAGAGCTTCGGCGATCCTCGTACAAGCGAGAGATTTGCAATTGTAATCGCTTTTGTGCGCTCGCAGAAAGTCGATTGCGTCTTGATAACGCCCTTCGCCAATCAATGCGTTGGTTCGCCAGTGTGCAATTCGACGTCTGTCTCCCGACTGTGATTCTCCCCAAGCATCGAGGACTCGATGTACCCCAACCCAGTCGCTTTTGCGAAATGCTGCGAATAATTGCTCCTCCCCTATCATTGGAGCTCCTTGCTCATACCTTATTGCCACCACAACCGGCGCTGACGAAGCCTCGTGCGCAATCTTCGATATTTGCGTATCCGCCTGTCAAGGCGCGTGGGGGATTAGGCAAGTCGAGAAGGTCTGCGCAATACCCTCTCGCCCATAACCATTCCTTTTTGCATGGATCTATATCGCTTACGAGATCATTTAAACGTTGGTTGCTACTCGCGTTCCTTCCCCCGCCCCTCGTCCATCTGCCCCCTTCACTCGAACCGGCGGGGAGGCGCGGCTGGGCAGGCGAATAGCGGCGCTCGAGCGCATGAGACAAAAGCCGCAGTTTGGTTTCGAACCTCTCCGCGGCGCGATGGGCCTTGATCCGCGTCAGCTTCATGCTCAAGACGTCCATCGTGACCGGCCGGGCCAGTCGCCGCCGTTTCACAGTTTCGATGCGGGCCTGCTGCAACATGGGAAAAGTCACGATGGAGATTTCCCACAGGTCCA